TTTTTTCAAACAGGTGTAAAATGGTGTTACAGTGTTACAAAATTAAAATACATAGTAATATCAACACTTTTAGAGCAAAATCTTGTAACACTAAGGGTGTTACAAGGTGTTACAAGTGTTACAAAATCCCAAGAGGTATGAAAACATTTTATAGGATTTTAAAATATGATAATTGTAAAAAATAAATCTAATGAAAAGAAAAAAAGCTAAATACAAACACGCCGTCATTGATAATAAGCGTTATTATTTTTATTCTATCCGGTGGGTTGATATCATGGGTGATAGCTCGCATGCTTCTAAAGAGGAATTCTTAAAGATGGAGCCTGCATTTATAAACACACATGCATATCTATTTAAGAAAGATAAGAAGTATATCTATACCTTTGCTAGTTTTGATGAGAATGAAGCTGTGTTCTCTGATAGAAATATATTGCCAAAAGGTTGTGTGCTTTCTATGAAGCGAGTTTTAATTTAATGGATCTTTTACTTTCTTTAGTTCTGGCAACTTTACCTTTGCTTTTAGTTCTTCTACTTCAACGCCTTCAAGTATGGGTGAGTAATCCTCCATTATTTGTTTCATTCTCGACTCTAATTCTTCTGTCGTTAGGTCTTCTAATTTACCAGTTCTAATTATCTTTTGTTCAATATATAAACCAGCTGCTTTACCTCTAGCTACTTCAGCGTTTACTGCAGCAGACCAAGCACCTTTCTTTAATGCCTGTTGCCGGATTTGACCAAGCTCTGCTATATGCTTCTCGTAAGTTACTTCGTATTTCTTTTGCCATTCTTCTCTGAGCTCTCCAATGTATTTAACTACCAATGGATATAATTTTGGATTCTGTAATTTACTTGCGTGACTCTTTGCTGAGTCTTTACTAAATCCTGCTTCTACTGCACACTCAGTTGCTGTTTTCCGACCTTCGTTCGTCACTAGTTCCATCGCGAACTTCATCTGCTGGTCGGTCAGTCTTTTCGGTAATCCCATTTTTAAATATCCTATCAAAGTTTTCTTTGTATAAATCTGTGGCTGGTCTTGATACACCATCCCAGATTCTTCCTTTTTCTTTTTTACTCATACTTTACTTTTACTACAACTTTGATAATAATCAAGTCAACTGTTGTGTTATACATTCGCAACAGCCTCTTTGAATAGTTAACGATGCAGGCACTCGAAAGGGTGCCTGTTTAAAATTATGAATGGAAAGTTATTAAGACAAGTATTAGATAAGATGTTAAAGTCACCTGTAGCACAAGATGCTAGAGTGCAAGTATGTTTACCGGATGGTAAATATTATGACATTACTTCTTTACAATTATTAGAAAATAAATTAATTGGTCATAGAGAATCACACCGACTAGTCTTTACTGTCAAAGCCGAAACATGGAATATGGGTAAAGTTTTGAAGAAAATTGAATAGCCTGTTGTAGTGAAACCGGAGACTAAATTTTGGCATGAGATTAAAGCGTTCGTTACTAAAAATAATTGCACATTATCATTTACACGCTTGGAAAATAGCGCTTCATGGGGTACTCCTGATTTACTGGGCTATAATAGTAATGGTCTCTTTTTCACTGTAGAATTAAAGTACACTAAGAACAACCGAGTACGCTTCTCTCCACATCAAATAGCATTCCATGTGAAGCATCCAAACAATACTTTTATCTTAGTAAAGACCCAGACTCCTGAGTCTGTAAAACTTTATCAGGGTAAAAGAATCCGGAAGCTTGCTGCTTGTGGCTTGAAGCTTGACGCTTGTTGCTTGGGGCTTGAAGCTTGCATCAGGCATCTTCAGGATCTTGGTGCTTGACGCTTGGCGCTTGAGGCTTGCCGCTTGGTGCTTGTGGCTTGCTGCTTGAATCCTGGTTCTCCTTCTGCTTCTTTTCGAATTCCTTCCGGATCTTCTCCAGCTCTTTGTAATACTTCGGATGGTGCCAAACCATTAGTGCTTGCCATAGACTACGTTTTTGACTCTAGCATCCCAGCACGCCCGGCAGTCTCCGCACTCGTTGTTTTGTTTTGGAGCGGGGCAGAAGTGGCCTTCACTGGTGAAAGTTTTATTTAAATCACTTGAGACGGTGCTGGTATTTTTCCAGTCCTTCGGGAGCTTGTGCCTGGACTGGTCAACCATTGGCGCGCTGAACCTGATCACTAAATTTTTAGGACATAGAGGCAGGAAGGCCTTCACCCAGGCTTCACGGGTTGGCATCCAGTGCTTGATTTTTGGAGTTAAACCTGCAACAGCAAAAATTTTCAGCAGGTGTTCCTCGTCCTGGACGTCGCCGGAGTCGTGCCATCTAAATTCTTTTGCTTTTTTTGAATTAATTAAATACGCCATTGCGCCGGTCCATAGCGGTGACCGGATGGCCTTCAGTCTTCTATACTGTGCATCTTGAACCACTTTAAAAACATAGCAGCCTTTTAATGCATAACAATTATAGCAGGTGCTGCCTTCTACCTGTTGCAATTTCTTACCTGTTTTGCATTCTTTAGCTGGCAGGCCATAAGACCATCCAGGCATCTTAGAAGGTTTTGAAAGTCCTCCAACTATCTCGAGCGCTTCACTTGTTTTCATAATTTATCTCTTTCTGTTAAATCTATTTTTAACACGTGTACCAGGTTTGTGCAACTTAAAAGCTTGACGCTTGCAGCTTGCGGCTTGCCGCTTGTAGCTGGGTCCTTGGTCCTGGAGCCATCCAAGATGGCCGGTGAATACCTGCTGCATTGGCAGGCCGGGTCTCCGGCTCATGACCTGCCCTCAACGTGTGGAAACATAAAAAACCATTTAACGGTGAATGTACCTGCAATCATCGCTCCAAGAGCAAAATCAAAATGAATTGCTATAATTACACCTAAAAAAATCATCGCAAAATGTAATGCGAAATATATTGCTTTTAACATTAGTTCCTCGCTTTCTTATAAGTTATCATTGGATTGATACATGTTGTATAACGTTCTATAACTGTGTCCCAAAACGTCATATATTTTTTGCCACCTTGCTCCCAGGTTCTGCAACCTGATTTACTCATGTTGCCAATTCTAAAAATTGTCTTGTTATATTTAATAGCTTTCCATGAAACTACAAAATCAGATTTTTCATGAATTTCTTTTAATTTCTTTTCTACTTTCTCTATGTCCATAATTCCTCGCTTTCTAAGGACTATCCTATATTATAGGATAGCCCTTGTCAAATGATTAATTAATCGTGCCAGCAGGCGGCAGGGCTTTTACTTCTTTATGCCAAGCCAACCCGTCTTTTTGTAAGTTAGTGTGTAGCTTCTCTTTTAAACTATCCGGGCTACCTGCTTCCATGATTTCTTTGTATGAAGCCCGTTTGTTTTCTTCGAGTGTTGCAAGCACTTTACCTTCCGGCGTTTTCTTAACCTGTTCCCGGGCAAGATCCCCAGCCCAGTCTCTTATCTGTTCCCAGCAATCATCCGGCGTAATCCTGTTGCCATAACCAGACAAACCAAAATCCTTCTCTTTGAATTTATAGTTAATATCTTTTTTGCCGTGTTTAGTTTTACTAAAGAACCTGGCCGCCTTACTCATTTTTTGTTTTACAAGTTCAATAGCTTCTTCCAGCTCTTGAATAATAGGTGTTGCACCTATCTCATCTGCCAGATTTTTTTCAGCAATTTCTATTGCTTCTGCTTCTATTGACTTTAGTTTTAATTCAGCAGCACTAATTAAAGGATCATAGTTTCGATTTAATTCTGAAACAAAATGATCTCGCTGCCATTTTTGCATTGTGCTTTTTGCCATATTTCCTCGCTTTCTTTTTTTTAATTATTTTTATAAATACTACTTGACATAAGGACTGTCAAGCATTATATAGGATATATCAGACCCAACGTCACACCGTTCCTTGCGTTCCGTCTTCGTTGGGTACTGATCCCTGGTCCAGTGGCGCCGCCCCGGTGATGTCATTGACAACTGGACCAGGGATCAGGTTGTGTGATGCTTACTCTGGTTAACGCGGGAGAATAGCAATTACACCTGATCCCAGGTCTATTGTTACGGGTTCGCGATTGTACATGTAGCGGAGCAATGGACCTGGGATCAGTCAACGCGGTAAGGTAACCAGAGATCCTGGCGTTGGCTGGTCAATAGAGGTACCAGGCGTCATCCTGTTTTTGAAATTTTCTATTTTATTAATATACCTTTTTACAAAAAGGGGTCCCAGAGTTTGACATATTTGCTAAGTTTTATACATTGACATCCATGAAATACTTTTTAAGGTTTCAAAATCAACCTGTAAAAATTTTGCAAAAATTTAAAACTTAATGAATTTAGATAAAGAAAAACTAAAAAACTTTGACAAATTACCTGCAGATGTAAGGCGCCAGTTCTCTCTACTCATGAACCAGTATGCAGAGAAGAAAAAACAATCTACAATTAAAAGTGATTTTATGGCTTTTGTAAAACATGTCTGGCCTGATTTCGTTGAAGGTAAACATCACAAACAAGTTGCAAAGAAGTTTAATGATATTGCTGAAGGCAAAGTAAAGCGTGTTATTATTAATATGGCTCCTAGACATACCAAGTCTGAGTTTGCATCTTATCTACTTCCTGCATGGATGGTAGGTAGAAATCCTAAATTAAAAATTATTCAATCAACTAACACCACTGAATTATCTGTAAGGTTTGGTAGAAAAGCAAAAGCTTTGATGGACTCACAAGAGTACA